GAAGAAGTTCTGCCATGCTGTTGTCGATTTGAGCCTCCCTTTTGCCTAGGCGTATAATAACAGTAACTACCCCAATGGTGAGAATAGCTAATTGCAATACCGAAACATAGATACCAATGTTATTCTCTGTCATAAATATTCCTAAAATAATTAAACAAGATACCAATGTATTGAAACACCTTTTAACCAATTATTAACAGCAACTCCTGCTGGAGCACCGGCTGCACCATATAGATTAAAAGTAACTACCGATCCACTATTAAATGCGGTATAACTTTGTATAGCAATACTATATAAACTATCTCCAATACTATTGCTATAGCTTGTTCTATATAGTATTCCTTTCCATTTTTTACCATCTTGAGAAGTACCCGGAGCATAGGTTGTCTGCACCGCAGCCTGACTACCTACCCAAGCATGATTAACGATTATTGGAAAACGACGATCATCAACATATCCCTTAGTAGTAACAACAGTAGCAGCATCATCTCTTATAGTAGCTTCTGAGCTAATCTTAGCACTAGCAGTAATGGCACCAGTTACACCAAGACCACTGGTTAGCGAAATAACACCCGCTGAGTTAATTGTAAGTCTATCTGTATTAGCAGTTTTTACAATAAAGCTACCTGTAGCTGATGCACCAGTACCAAGAACTTGGTTAGTACTACCAGTAGTAAGATTACCAGCAATAGCCATGTAAGTTCCAAGGCTTGCTGTAGTCGCATAAGGAGACAAGGCTGTGGTTAAAGCAGCTTGAGTAATAATCTCATTATTAGCGGTAGGAGCTGCAACTGTTGCTGCACCTACAAGCCATGCTTTACCAGAAGCAGGAACTCTTAGTACTAGATCGCCAGCAGTAGCTGGAGATACAGTAGATACCTGTCGGTTAATACTTGTGGTGCTATTAACAGCTCCAAGTAAAATCTTACCAGCATTATTTAGGAGAGTTAGCGTAGATGGTGAATCAATTGTGACATTACCAACTAGAGTACTAGTCCCATCTACATTTAGATTTCCATCAACATCCAATGCTTTTGTAATATTTACTAAACCAGTACCATTAGGTGCTAGGTTAATATTACCATTAGTATCAGTACTAATGATTGTGTTGTTGCTAGAGCCAAGGGTTAGATTCTTAGCAGTAATAGAAGCAAAAGTTGGTGTAGAACTTGTGTTGATAGACTGTGGTAGCCCCAGTGTAACAGAACCAGTTGAAGCTGTAACTGTTACTTGATCTGTTGTTCCAAGAAGTCCAGTTACACCAGCATTATTAATTGTTAGTATATCTGTTGTAGCATTAGCTGATAATGAAATACCTGTACCAGCGTTTACTGTAAAGCTAGCATTGCTAGAATCAGCAACCAAATTAGTTGCTGTTGGTGTTGTACCTACAATTACAGTACCAAAGTTATTTGGTTGTGTTGCTGTATTGGTAATAGTAATTGTCTTAGTGGTATTATTACCAGCAAGAGAAACTCCAGTACCCGCATTAAGAGTTAAGATTTGCGTATTACTAGCAGCAGCAATATTTACATCACCAGTAGTGGTTCCAGTTAAATCAACTCTACCATAGATAAGCTGTGAAGAACCACGGTCACTGTTTGTCAGACCAAATGTAGTACCTTCACCAACCGTACCAGTAAGTGTAAGACCAGTGGTAGCAGTAATAGCAGCAACATAGTTACCTGTAGTATGAGTACCAAGGGTAATTGAATCGTTTACTGGAGATGTATTAAGTATAACATTACTAGTACCATCAAAGGAAACAGTCGGAGCAGTTACAGCTCCAGTAATACTAAAGGTACGACTATTTTGCAAAGCAGTAGCGGTAGATACATTGTCTCCAATGAAAGCAAGTGTCTTAGTTGCTCCTGAACTACGGAACTTTAGAATTCCATTGTTATTCCAAAGATCACCATTAACAAGAGTTCCGGGATCTAAGTTAGCAGAAGGAAGAAGAATGTTTGCGCTTGTACTAGTAGGAGCAGCAAGAGATAACTTTCCTGTCATCTGTTGTGCGCCAGTAAGTAGCATACTAGTAGCCGATAGATCTCTAACTGCCTTTGAAGATGCAGCTTTTGTACCGTCATCTAAAGTTGTAGAATTACTTAGATCTACTGCAGCAGTGCTTCCGCTAATACTAAGACCAGTACCAATTTTAATACCACCAATTTGTGTGCTACTTGCTGGCTTTAGAGAAATAGCTCCTAGACTAGTGACAGCAATACCACCTTCAGTTCCATCAAAAATACTAACTAATCCTGCAGATGATGTTGTACCTGCTGCACCAGACACAAGACGAGATAAACCAAAGTTTCTAATAATAACATTAGTTCCAGCAGTTATTGCAGTACTGGTATATAAATAAACTGTTTTTGTATTACCAGTAATATTTAAATGGAACCAGCCGGGAAATGCAGTAACCGATGTTGGAGCAGCAGTCTGTGGAACACATTTAATAGTACTACCTTCAATTTCAACCAGAACCATTGTACTAGTGGTTGCATATAATGGATTTTGTCCATCTATAAAATCAAAAGCGTATCTATTATAACCCGTAGGAGTATTTGCGGTTGGTGTAGGTACAACAGATCTATAGACCTGTGGTAAAGTACTAGCAATTAGAATACCCGATGCAGCAGCATTTGCTAGAACAACACTTTCAAGTAAAGCAAAGTTAACAGCATCTGATCCAATAGCCATTCCGGGAGTTGGCGTACCAATTCCTGTTAATCTACTACCATTAGCAGTAATTACACCGTTGGATGCTACAAGAGCATTAGCAGTAAAGTAATCCAAAGGCACTGCATCAGTTGAATCTACTGGTGTAGCAACACCACGAATTCTTGTTCTATTACCACTACGCAGCGCAGTGAAGTTGGGTGAATCCCAGAAAACTGCATTACTAGTAACAACACTGGTTGGAATTCTTCCAGCATCAAATGTTCCTGTAGTAATCTTAGTAGTATCTAAGTTAGGGATATCAGTATTCAAGAGTGCTCTTGGTGTGATACTAGTAACTCGTCCTTTAGTATCAGTTACGATAGTTAAAGCTGGTTGAGTATTTCCAAATGTACCTTCTGTTCCTATGTTTGCTAAGCAACCATTAGGAAGACTGAATGTATTAAAAACTGTAGAATCAATAGAGTTAAGAGGAATGTTTGTTGGAATAAAGCCAAGAGGAAGTGTGCCTTGTCCTGTTGATGTATCTAGTTTAGCGATTGTAATAGAAGCATTACCAATAGCACTAGGGGGCAGCGTATAATTATCATTGGTTACACTTAATTTACTAAGAGGAATATTAGAAGGAAGATCTGCAGTACCCATACTACGATGAGAAGCTAAAAGTAATCGTCCTGTAGCATCATACTGCAGTTGAATCATATTGTCGACATTGCCAGCAGTAGCTTTACCATATGTATTAGCGTTAGTAACATTAGTAGTTGGTAAATCATTTACTTCAATACTACGATGAGCAGCTGAAGTAATAATACCCTTATTATCTACTGTAAATCTAGTTAATGTATTTGTACCAGTACCACCTTGAGCACCATAATCATTAGCTGTTACTCCACTAGTTGGAAGATCGCTATTACCAAAATTTCTATTACTTATTCCAGTTATTCTACCTTTATTATCGACACCAATTTGTAACATGTTATTGGCATTAGTAGCAGAGTTTTGTCCATAAGTTGTTGGAGTAATAGTAGAAACTGTTGGAAGATCTTCTACTGCCATATTACGGGAAGCAATAGTAGTAACTCTTCCTTTATTATCGACAGTCATAGATACCATGTTACTGGCATTATTTGCTGATGCAGAACCAGCAGATTTAGAAGCATCAGAAGTGACACCACTGTTTGCTAAGTATTCTGTTGGTAAAGTAAATGTTTGATTAGCAATAGTACTTAGTTTTGATAGTGGAATATTACTAAGAACATTATTAGTTAGTGTACCAGTAGTAATATTAGTTGCATTTCTTACCTGATCTAGTGTAGCTGCATCTGTAGCATCTACAGCATCAGCCATTCCAGTAATACGCTTTGGTGCTTCTCCGTCTGGTGTTGCGGTAAACTCCCCAGAGAAAGGAACTGCTGTACCACCATTCATTGTTGTTCTGTGTACTGTACCTTGTGTAATGGCATCGTAAACAACTGCAACATTGGTTGCAAAGGTTGCACCAGATATAACACCAGTACCAACACCTGTGCTAAACGCTACATTAACTTCACCAATAGACTTACTGTTTAAATCTTTGATGTAGTTATTGGACATCTTAAGATCGCTACCACCCAAGAATGGACCATCAATTGCGTTCTCGTCGAACTTTAAGATAATCTCATTTCTAACTTTGGCGATAAGCTCTTGAATAATATACTTTAACTGATTAAACTGAAGGTTTAACTGTGTTGTAGTTAGTCTTGTGCCGGGAGCAAAGGTAACAATACTTTCAATAGATAGAGTCTTTCTTCTAATGATTACAATATCAGGTTGTCTTACAACATTATTAACACTTGTACCAACATTGTTAACTAAGAAGTTAGGAATATCTATAGTTTGTTCATTTCCCTCTGAATCTAGAGTCTCTAATACAAATGTTCTAGAGTTTGGATAATATAAACTATTAGAAGTTGAAATAGTGCTAAGATCAACAACAGTTAGGATTTTTGTCTGTTCATTGATTGAATACCATGCTTTAGGTAGAATGAATATCTGCCGTCTATCAGCAATGGTAAATACATTCTCACCGAATTTTGTATCATATCCTGTATCAAAGATACGCTCGATTTCGATTTGATCTATTAGAGGAACATGAGGAAGAAAGCTAAGTGTGCTTAAGTCGAATGTCCTTGTAGAAATAGAAGGATCAAGTGCTCCTGAAAATGTCAGAGAAACTTGAGCAATTTCTAAGTTATTATATGTTGTCATTATTTCTCCGGTTAAGTATCAATGGTTGTGTATTTTTGTTTAAACTTACCCTTGAACTCTATGTTTGTAATGTTTACTGGAGTTGGGTATTCACTGGTAATTCTAATAGTAGTTGAATCTGAGTATCCAAGAATCTTAGATACAAACTCACCTTGCTTTTGGAATATCTCTAGAGGTAAAGTATCTTCATAGATTGTATACTCCGGTCTTGTTGGAATATAACTTGTTGTGAAGGCAGGTCTACCTCTATGGGTTACTTCGATATCATAAGGTCCAGTGAAGTAGTGTCTAAAAATAGCACTACGGATATTCAATACACCATCTATAATATTATTATTCTCATCGCGTACAAAGAGAGTACTAAGTTCTACATTCATCTTAAACTTAAGACCAATGTATACATAGTAATTCCTAATTGCATAGTTTGCACCAATGACTACAATCTCTGTATACTGTCCTCCATTAGCATCTGTTTTATTAGTTACGCTAAAGGGTTGTATTGCTACATTACTGAGATCTTCATTTTGATCACTACCATCATTAAAGTATCCCTTAAAAAGGACAACAAAGTACTTATCAATCTCAGTTATGTTGGTATGTCCGGGTATACGATAAGTAGTCATTGCGGTGTATGGATCATAGTTAGCATTGAAGTTAACAGGTTGATCCTCTGAGTTAATAATCTTCATCTTAAACATACGATCAAGACGAGGAACATATACATCTTCGTTTAACATATAGTTGCGGTAAAGATAATAGGCATAGGTATTACTATCAACACTAGTTTCTCGTTTACTGACAACATACATGTTATTAGAATAGCACTGCAGTGTCTCAATAGACTCAGTATCATCTAGGATATAACGATAAAATGAATTCTGTACAACCCGATCTCCACTAAACCGATTGACATACCCATAGATATGATTCCGCTGGTCATCATCCACAAAGAGTAGTGTGTCCTGTGCGGGGGCTGTGGCTGCAGTCCTGTAGTTCTTTGGTAGATAGCCAGCTGCTGTGCTTGAAACCTCTACAGCAGAGGCGTAGCCCATTGTACCCTTACCCGTAAAAAGGAAGAGTTTCTGGGAATCAAAGAAGTAGAGTCGTGATCCAATAAACTGTGGGTCTAGGATAGGCGCAGTACCGTAGTAGGTAACCGGGGCTACTGCTACATTGCTTGGCGACAGTTCCATACCTGCAGAAGACATCAATTGGAATTGGATGTTAGCCTTGGTATTGATAAACATATACTCTTCAAAGGGAGTCATACTTGTGATCTCACAGTAGCTATTTGAGGAAACACGAATGTCAATCGGATCTGTGGTGATAATATTCTCTGCATCCTTAAGGAAGAGTGATTCATATTCACCCATCTCAGATGAGAAGATAACATCATCAGCGGAGAACCACAGTCTATCTTTAAAGACTGCGATGGAGTTAATCTTTACATGCTTAAGCTTTTTGCGGTCTACGGTCTTAAAGATACTCGGTCCCGGATTGGTTGTCTTGTCACCTGTGGTTCTAGCAGACCACTTGATTGGTTCAATATTCCATGCGGTTACATTGGATGCATCAATGGATACCACAAGCTTCTGTGGCATTCTTTTGGGATCAATGTAAGAGTGTTCATCAGGTGTTCTAATCTTCTGGAGATAAGGTCTACCTGTTGTAGTGATTGCTGTTGTATGTGTTATGGTATTAGGACCCACTACAGTGACACCCGAATAAGTATAGATACCTTTAGTAGTATCATTTGAATCATAATAATAAGTCTGCTCAGCTGGGTTCCAACTAATGACTCTATAGTATCCACTTGTTGTGTTTAGATATGGGTTAAGTGTAAAGAAGATCTTACCACGACCATCTATAATTCCATTGAGAAGTGTATCGCTATCATAGAGAGAGCGAAGCATTAGCTTAGCAGTATCATCTGTAGGACTACTTAGTTTGGAGTTATTAGAGAACCAATCATCCTTTTCAGGGGGTAATCTAATCGTAGATAAATCATCTACACGACTTCCTAAGTAAGCTTGAGCTGAATTATAATAATAGTAATCATCAGCAGAGATATAATCTGCATTGGTTATATTAATAGTATAGAGAGTACTGCCGATTGTAACGGCACTTGTTAATCCCGAAGAAATAGTTGCTACTCTTGTCTGACCCACATAGCCTGTAATGGTATAGGGACCACTGTTAGAAAAGGTAATTGACTGTCCTTTATAAGCATCATTAATAATAGAAGCTGAAGATGCTAAGGTTACTGTAGTTGCTGTAATAATAGAATTAGCAGCTACAGTACCAGTAACTTCTAATGAAGCAATACTAATGGAGTATCTTGTAGTCACATTATTGGCGTGTTGGGGTAAGACTGGAAGAACTGTTGCTTGTCTGGTTGCACCAACATAGTCAGTTATTTTATGTCCAGTACTTACTTGCCCATCAGCAAAGGTTACTGACATAGTCATCCAATTATAAGTATCATCTAGATTAGAAGCTGCATCAGATAAATGAATATGTGTATTTGGAGTACCACCACCCTCTATTTGTGAGATACCAGTTTCTAGTGCAGGTTTCCATCCAAGTAAGACATCATCTCCTGTGCTTGGTAGGTTATCCGCACCCGTGTCAAATACCTTGGCAACTTTAGCTGCCGTATAGTATTTAATCTTACGACCATTGACATCTGGGGTTGTAGTGACATCTCCGTTTAAATCAAATAACATACCATCAGTAGTTGCATTTCCAGTAACATCAGAACTGAATCCCGCTCGTACATTCTTATTAAGAACAACCACGCTTGATCCCAATGATACAGCCTTAAGAGATTCCTTGGCTGTCTTGCTGTTGTTTGGGTTGTGTGTAATATAAGCACGGCTAGTTGCACTGACTACAGCCTCAGTATTCTGATTAGCTGGAGTTAGATCTTCCCACTTACCTGTAGGGTAGACTCTAAAAATATAAAATAAATTATGAGCAGTTGTGGTTGCACTAAAGTCAACTACAACAAGGAATGTATTCTCTTCATTAATACTGTACCAGTAATACCATAGATCATGGGTTGATGGCACAGCCGCTAGGGCATACAAATCTAATCGAATAGCATTGGATGAGGTATCCCATGAGGTAGCTTCGGCTGCAGACTTCTGCGGTACAATCTCAAAGCCGGGTCGCTTCTCAAAGTTACGCTCTAGGGAAACTAAAGCATTGTCAATATTCTCTGCCTCGTTTGGTTGCCGTCTATTAGGCGACTGTCTACCAACAGAGTTGGTTGTAAAGACAGGAAGTTTGGTTGAGGCATAGCCAGCCTGTGGGCTGCGTCTGCGAATAGCCATTAAAAACCTCCGGTACGAAAGTACCTAAACCGATTTGGATCACTTAAATTACGAGAACGCATTGCTGAACTTCTAGCTAGATTGTTATTACCGAAGATGTTCTTCTTCTTGTCATTCATATCTGCTGCTTTGCTCTTGAGAGTAAAGAGTTGCTCTTGGTATCCCAAGAAGGCATCAGTTGCTTCATCACCCTGAGTAATACTCTGGTAGTGACGCATAGCAGTAGCCATGATGGCTCTCTGTACTGAAGTCTCTAGGTTCTCCCAAGGTAACTTCATTGTAAATTCAATATAATATGGACCATCAGCAGACTTCCATACATCAGTATCATCAGTTATGTTCCACATACGAGCAGGAGATGCATTGTTTAATACTCTTGCTTTGATTAATCCAAGTTCTGGACTAATGTGTTGTGAGATTAACTCAGCCGCTAGGATACCTGACTCATCAGAATCTGGGGTAGGTAGAGCAATATAACCATCCGCTGTTAAAGTAAACTTACGAATATATTTGTTGTTGGCAAGACCTCTTAACTGATGGTCAATGCTTGCTTGTTCAAGTAGAGTATCAGCAATACCAGTATCAATACCCGACTCACCTTCAAGGTCAGCTACAAGGTTCTCACCTGAAGCCAGTAGCATTTGATTAATTGCCTGTAGCTTAGTTATTAAGCCCATAGTAGCCTCCTTTAGTTGTTAGAAAAAACCCACCGACTCCCACTTAAGGGAGCCGGGGGTAGATAAACGATCACCTCCGATTCAAACTAGTACTAGAAACTTGTTATGAAGGAGAAGAGTAATCATTAGCTTGTGAAGTATTCGCCACCGAAGCCACCAGTGTAGTTAGTAGCAACAGTCCCTTTTAGGAAAGTTGCAATAGTATCACGAGTATCTGCAGTATTAGCGGCTGTGCAACCAGTAATAAGCTTGACCATCTCAGGCTTAATGATACCAGTACCCTTAAGCATGCTGCCTACGGTGAACTGAGTATTACGGCGAACATCCTGTACGGTGTCAACCTTCATGCCCATGAGGGAAAGACCAGCAACTGCTTCTGACTGGAAGATAATACCATAAGTTGCAAATCCAGAGCACTTCAAGTTATACTTGGAACCACCAATGTTATTAGCAGTGGCACTGTGGTCGATTTTTGGAATATGGTTACTCTTAACAATCTTAACACCCATGTAATCAAGGCTGTCAGTCATTGCGTTCATGCCCTGTGAAATTGGAGCACCAGCACCATATTCATCACTTCCAGTAAACAATGGGTTATTTGCGTAGTTACTAACAGTGTTGAGAACACCAGTAACTGCTGGTGCTCCAGTAGCATTATAACCAGTGTAAGCAGATCTTGGGATACCAAGCGCACGAATAACTTGGAATACCTTTGGAGGTACAGCGCAATAAACACTGCCAACTGGAACATCATTCTCTTGGCAGGTAACGAGATAATCTTCAATTGCTTGAAGAACCTGAAGTCCTTCATTATCTGAAGTTGCGCCAATTAAATTAGCAACAGTTCCACTTGAAATCTGCTTTGGAGCATGGAATGCAGCCGCTGCAAGACCACGAGGATCTCCAGTTACTGGAGGTAAAGAACCTGCGGCTACGAGTGCCATCAGAATCTGACGGTCACGAGTGTTAGCAAGGGTAAGTCCAGCCTGACGAGCCAACTCAGAGCGGTAATCCCACTGAGTAACAAGCAAGTCAACATTGTCGGTTTCAAAGTGAGCTGCCATTGGACGCTTATCAAGATTGACCTTGATAGTGGTCGAGGTAGAATTCGTGTCACCACTGTAACCACCGAGTTCAACACCCGAATTCCAAGATGGGTTAAGACCGACAGTGCCAGTGATTGGGAATTCGTAAGAGTATCCACCAGTAAGAGTCTTAGTGGTAATCATGTTTTCAAACATATTAAATTGATCATATGCATTGATGACTTCACCCGACCAAAGTGGTAACCAAAGCTTATTAAGTGGAGTTGATCCACCTGAAGTTTCAGCTGCTGCTGCAGTACGAGGAAGTGTAAAGTCTCCAAAGGGGACATTTGTGCTAGCGAAAGTAGTTGCTGCCATTGTAGTATTCTTTCTTAAAAAAGATCATATCATTCATATCAAATTATAAGACAAAAAGTTCTCAACCGTTCGATTATTCCTAAGGGAGTCTTTTTGTTGAGTGAGTTTAGCCAAGGGTCATCCATTACCATAAAGGGGGATTTACCCTTTGGCTAACCTCAGTCGATCCGCTGTCTTGTTACGGATTATTTGGGTAATTTTTCAAAGTTAGTACGCATCATCCGCTGCTCAACATATGCACGATACTTAGGATCGGCATTGAAGCCCGGATGATTACGCTCTGCAGAGAACTCTCGCTTAGTTTGATAAGCGACAATACCCTGCTGAGTCGATGCAATAGGAACCTGTCCTCTTGCACTTGGCTTGGGTTCTGCACCCTTGCTTGTCTGTGTGGTCTTAGCATACTTAGCCTGAAGCCCATAGAGGGCTACATCCCAAGATGCTGATGCTAGGTTCTGATTGACTGAAGCCTGTTCTGCAGGACTGAGGTTCTTGCTAGCCCAGACAAAGAGTTTACTCAACTCTTCCCGACCACCAACTAACTCAGATGCCTTAGTATAAGCCATCTCAATCTTAGCCTTCTGTCCCTGCATATATTCATTAACAACATAATCAGGAAGACCAGTCTTCTTCTTAATGACTTCCAATGTCTCAGCCGAAAGATCATTGTTAGCCGTGAACTCAATGGTCCACTGCTTCCAATCATCTGAGGATGCCGGGTTGTTTTCTACCTTGGCTACCTCTTCAACCTTGTTCTCTGGAATCTTTAAGACCTCTGGTAACAAAGGAATTACTTCCTTCACAGGTTCTACCACAGGCTTTCCCGTAACTGGATTAGTAGTTGACGGGGTTGTTTCATACTTCTTCTTCAGGTCTGCGACTTCTTGTCGTGACTGAGTGTATCCTTTTTGAGCAGTCTTTAAACTCTCAAACCAAGCTCCGGCATCCTTGAAGTTTTCAGGGACAGCCATACCTTGGTTTCTTACATAAGCATCAAAGGCTACTTTCTCACGAGCAAGCTGAGCATCCTCTGGAGTCGATGTAAGAGATTGTTCCGAAGACATGACTGGAGTCTCGGAGGATTGTTCCATCATATCGGGAGTCTCTTCATTCATATTGTGTATCTTTCGTTAAATTTAATAAGGCTTCTTCTTGGAAGCGGCTTTCTTAACTGCCATCTTCTTGTCCATCTTCTTATCCATCATCATCTTCTTAGCTGGTTTCTTCTTCATAGTATTCCTTTCTTATGCGAATACGCGATATGGAATCGCTGGTGCGGGATCAACAACAGGAAGCAACTCAATCTGTTCTTCAGTCATCTCAAAACAAACACGGATGTTTGTATGGAATCGTGAGTCAGTTGTGCCGGGTGTAATAACAATAAATTCTTCATCTACAGTTGCTGGCTTTGAAATTGAGCCAATATAATCAATAGCTACTAAACCAGTAGGGACTAAGGTTGTCACACCTTCGTGTACTTGTTCAGCAAGAATACCTGCAGCTACAAGAGCGGCATCAGTTTCTTCTTTAGTATCTGTTCGTAATTGATAATCCATGATATCTTTCTTAGGTTTTGCAGAGGATGCAGTCCATGATGTTACAGGGTGGTTAAGGTGTTGATCTGTGATTGTGACAAAGCGGATGGATAAAACTTAATCTGTCTAATTGTTCCAAACATAACTGCATTTGGAGCCGAATCTCCTGTACACCCAATACCCAAATGTGTTGCCACGGTTGGCAATGCAGTAGGTGCAGTTGCTACGCCAGTACTAGTAACTCCGTCATATGAACCAGAGAATGAAGATGAATCAATTGAAAGTGCAAATTTATGCCGAGTGCCATATGCAAGTCCAGTGGCAAAACTGCGCTCAGTATTTGTCGATGCTGCAATCTTTCGAGATGCCGTCATTGTCGGAGGGTTGTAGTAATAGATCTGGTTTCCATAAGAGAAAGTGCCACCTACTGTTCGATCAAAGACACGAAGAATGTCAAGGTACGCACCGCTTGGTGTATTTGGGATGCAGTCAACAAACAAGGTCTGCGGATAAGGATTGCCAGAGATGAATGATGAAGTAGGGATTGTGCAGTGATCCGCAACTCGTAGCACTGTGCTTGTTGAACCTGTAGGGATGTATGAACTTGCGCCAAAACCTAGTTCCGTTTGTGCGCCGTAGACAAGAATGTCTGCGGTTTCGCTGTTGACAGGTGGTCCAGTAATGTTATCCCAAAGCATGATTTGGAACTCAGCACTACCGTCTGTAACTGCAAACGTATGAGTAAACCGTTGCCACGTTGTGGTAACTACGCAGTTAACTCCGGCACTTGATCCCATCCTTAGACCAACATTTTGGATACCTGCTGCACCGTTTGCTATATTTGCTTTCATCCAAACGGACATGGTATATGTGTTACTTGGTACAGATAATATGGTACGGCGAATACGGGAAAATATGCCGTTAACACCGGATGCGCCATTTATTTTGTCAAAAACAATGCGTGTTACAGTTAATGCACCGTCAGGACCAGTAGAAGGATATAGCGGAGTAACTACAGGATCAAGCGCACCATTTGCTACACCATCCCTAGTCCAGTTAGCGTTGTTAAAGTCGTTACTATATGTACATAAATTAGTAGTTGCTCCCTCAATCAACAACCCTTTCGGTTCTGTTGTATTGACTGTAACTGAGGCTGTTGTTGTTGGGATATAGTCGGTAGCTCCACCACTTGTTACATATTCAACTTGCATACCATAAATAGATATATCAAGTGGATCTATAAATCCTTTTAAAGTAATTTCAGTGATAGCATTAGCTCCGGCTGACAGATCTATTCTTGTCCATGTTGTAGGTATTGTTACAGTAGACAACAAACTAGAAGACTGTTGTAAAAAACAAGTTTGTTCAGTAACTGCATTTGATTTTGCATAAAATGAAATTCTTGCTGTCTTACCAGAAATCGCCGGAACACTAAGTGCTTGTGTTATACCAGCATCAGAATTAAGTGCTGTGATTTTTGTGGCTGTACCACTGAATCCGGGTGGTGCTGTATCAGTTGTAAGAGTTACAGAGTGTGTAGCATCTTTTTGCGCCCAAGGTGTACCTGCTGCTATAGTAAAGTTATTGGATTGTAATATTAAATTAGTACGGCTTGTCAGAATGTTATTATCAAAACGAGGACTGTAATATGCAACGGCACCAAGTGCTGGCTGATATGTACGAACTGTAGAACCAGCTTCCAACTGCGCTCCATAGACATGGAAAGTTGCAGTCTGTGGAGAACCTGCTGTAAGAACCCGAATCTCAATGCCATCATTAGCCCCGGATGCTGTAAACGACATACTTACGCGCTGCCATGTTGTAGTTAACGTAGGAAAGAATGCACCTGTTGGTGTTGATGCTCTAGCAAATCGCACATTTGTAAGCGTTCCACTATCAGCCCTCATCCACATAGATATCGTGTAAGAAAGCCCAATACTAGTAGGAACACTTCGTGAGATAACAGCATCACCAGCCGTTGCGGTGTACACCAGTTTTACAGCAGATGTTCCACCATTTGGATCTGTTTGCCCTGCTGTTCGTACAACGCCAGTGCCATATCTGTTCCAGAATGTTTCTGAATCTTGTCCTTGGCTATATGTCATTTCATTAGATGCAGCCAACTCTATATATCCGCTTGAGTTTATAAAGGTTGCATTACTAAGCCGGGTAAAAGTTATTCCTTTATTTATTAGGTCTGCACCAGTAGTCATAGGTACAAAATCTAAATCTAAAGTAGGTGCAACATATGTAGGATTGGTAATTTGTTGTAATTGTGAATTAGAAAGGCGGGTTGGGAAGTACTTAATTGACTTGACCAAACCATTTATTACTAGACCACTAGTGCCACTATCCGCGTAAAGTTTGAGCGTATTCAATCCAACCGGAACTGCTCCTGTAACATCTGTTTTCATGTCTCCACCGTTGCTACATATAGCAAAGTCGTTCAGCGAATAGGCACTACCAATACGCACATTACCAGAGGTGATTGTTGGATATAGTTCAGCACTGTTAACCCCACCGCTATAGTAATCAACATATCCCTTTCTGATACCAATGCGGTTAGTTGCAGAAATACCTGTACCGACACTCAATTCAATACCTGAATTATCAGTAGCCAATCCGTTGTAGGTTATATTGCTTATGACCGTACCTGCGGACTCGTTGAACCAACTACTGATACCGCTCATGTAGCAAGTGTCTAAAGTTCGCATGACCCCACTCGCACCCGTAGGGATGTAGGAGGATGCGCCGGAGCCGAGTTCTAGTTGTGCGCCGTAAACAAGAATGTCAGGCGTTAATGATGTACTGTTGTTTCCAAGCATAAAGAATCCAACCAAAGCGGAACCAGATGTTCTCGTCGTTTGGAATCTTTGCCATGTTGGCGTGACGGTGAAATCTACCCATGTATCGTTTTGATACAACGATAATGTATGGTTGCCTGATGTGTTCGACTTCATCCACAAAGACATTGTGTACGGGCTTGTCTGACTTGTGATGTAGTAAAGTCGCGGAGAACCGCCACCGTCTGCAACCGCAAATTGAAGACGAGTGCAGGTCGAGCCATTTGCTGGGTTTGTTGCTGTATATGGGTTGGTAACTGTTACAGTTCCTCCAGCATTATTTCCACCTGTAAACCAACTTCCACCCTGAAGCGTGTTTGAGAACGGCAAGTAGTTCACCGATTGCCCCTCAATAAGCAGTCCCCTTGGCTCCCCAATGTTCGTAGGGCTGTAGTCGAACCGAGGGGTGCTGTAATTCTGTGTTCCACTTGTTTGGATTAAGTCACCAGCAATTGAACCCGGTTGAACTTGCGCTCCCCAAACATACATAGTCGTACTTGCACTTACAGTCTGTGAATAAACAGCACCACCATCGTTTGTTCCGTTGGTTACATACTGACAACTAAATCGCTGCCATGTAGTTGTCAACGCTACGGTCAAAACCGCGCCAGTATTTGAACTCCCAATTCTTGCATTTGTTGTTTCACTTGCTGCACGAAGCCACACAGAAAATGTGTGAGTAATTCCAGATACAACAGTAGTTCCGGCAGTATTGAAGATTGCAGACGCTGCGTTATTAAAAAGAAGCGACTGTGCGTTTGTTCCACCAATGGGATCAGCAATTCCACCTCCAATCCAACTAACAGATCCGGTTGCATTCCAGCCCGGTACGCCTGGTCCGGGGTTGCTGTAAGTAAAGCAATTGGCATTGGCAAATTGAACATACCCACTTGAGTTCACAAAGGTCGCAGTACTAAGCCGACTAAATGTTATCCGTGGATCAAGCACACCCGTAGTAAAATCTAAGTTTAATGTAGAACCATCCCCTCCCTCTATAGGAAGCAAACGATTCCGTTGTGTCCTCCATTCAGGAGGATCTAAAGTCCATGTTCGATTACGATGCATTACATTGCTCCATAGAAAGCATTACAACCATTAGTAACAACTGATCCTGTGAATTCAATTTCAATTAATTCACAACCAAGGGTATCAACTAACAGGAAGGCAGTATCATTTACTCCAGTAGCTGAGTAAAGTTTTGCATCTCCTGCGGCTTTTGCAATAGTAGTAACAACTCTAAAACCTGTATCAGCATTTACTGTGATGTTATTGCCACCTACAGCCATACTACTAGATGCAAAAAGACACATAGGAACATAAGCAATTACAGTTCCAGCAGGATTAATTACTTTATTCCATCCTGTAATTTTAATATTAGGAGTAGTAACAGTTGATTTAACAACAGGAATAATCTTTAAATAGTTTAAAGTAGAACTAGGAATTATAATAGCAGAAGCAGATGATGCTGGTGCTGCAGTTTGTGGGATGTTATTTGTAAATGAACTTACTGTATTTAGATTATCAGTTACTACTGCAGTTACCGATGATTTGAGTAGCTTCATTGGCTCTTGCACAGTCTTTAACTGTGACATTGTATGTGTATGAATCATTATTTTTTATCTTTCTTTGGGTACACTATCTTTGTAGCGTCTTTGCCTGTGCATGTGGTAGTCTTACCACAGTTACATTTGTATGTTTTTTTTGCCATGTTTTACCAAGTAGAGATTGCTACACGCTTCCAAGTGTTGGTAGCCGTGCAGACATAGATGTAGTTGGTGTCGTGAACGATGTCCCCCTTGGTGCCTGTTGCTGTAGCAGAGGCTGGGGTCTTCTGAGTGGCAACCGATACGGTGTCACCTGTAATCAGCAACGAGCCAAACAGTTTGGTGGATGTTGTTGCAGTTACGCCGATGACAGTTGTGTTAGTTCCAAGCCCAACTGCGCCCTTGCCGATGACGATTGAGTTAGTGTCACCGACAGCGGCAACATCGGATTCAAATCCAATGACTACATTGTTGCTGCCTGTAGTAAGCAAGTCACAAGCGTAGCCACCCAATGCCGTATTGCTTGCGCCTGTTGTTACTGCACCAAGCGAGTGTGCGCCCAGAGCAGTATTGTTGGTTGCTGTTGTGGCAGCATCCATAGCATTACTACCGATTACAGTATTTCGATTTCCTGAACAACTAGCACTTAGTGCCACATATCCGATTGCCGTACTTCCGTATCCAGCATTGCCATATCCTGCACTTGCTCCAATAGCAACTAAGAATTGACCGCCTACCTTGTTTGCAGCACCTGCCGCAGAGCCAATAGCCGTAAGACCAGCACCAAGATTGCTTGCACCGGCATTAAAACCAATCGCAATGCAGTTTGCGGCGTTGTTGGCAGTTCCTGCATTGCCACCTACAAAAACATTGTTTACGCCTGTGTTAGAAACTCCTGAACCGGGACCAATAGCAACTAGATCATTGGATTTATTTTGGTACGCCGCTTGATACCCAAACGCCAACACAGTATTCCCCGTGTTTACATCTGCCGCCTGAACACCAATAGCCGTAACACTTGTGCCAGAATTTGTGCCAAGCGCAAGCCGACCGATTGCAATGTTGGTATCGAAGTCTCCCGCACCACGACCAATCTTGTGTCCGTTGATGTAGGAATCTTTAGCAATACCAACACCACCCGAAACAAGCAAAGCACCCGTAGCAGACGATGTTGATGCGGTTGTAGTAGAGAAGGTGTTAAGAGCAGTCCAAACATTTGTACCACCTAATCCAACACCGCCCCCACCCGCTACGGTTGCCGCCGCCCATGCGCTTCCATTCCATTGGGGTACTTGATTTAAAGTAGCTCCACTTTGCGTTAAATTGGATAATGTGTGTGTATGTGTTACCTCTGCTTTTTCTGCTAACATTCCTTCAAACTTTGTGGTTTGAACTTTAGTTTCTAAAGCAACTGTAAGCTCAGCTGTTTTTTTTAAAGAAGAAGATAACAGAGTTTGTAGTTTTTTATTTAATAATTGCTGCTGTTGTAATGCTTTACTTGAACTCATTACTTACACTTTTTATTTTTAGGACATGATGTCTTAGACTTACCGGGTCCACCCCATAGGTCTTTGCATGCCCAGTATTTAGCAGTGAGTTTATTACTTGCGGAATCACACTTATGTCTAGCCTTGAAAGACTTACGAGCTTCAGGACTATAGTTGTTACCATATCCTGCTGCTCCATAATGAATGATCTTCTCTTGTCCATTAGCACAAGCCTTTACTACCCGCTTCTTATTGGGGTTAGGAGACTTAGTGGGTTTGTTACAAGACATGCTAGCTTTATTAACTTTCTTAGCCATTAGGTTGTCCTCCTGTAAATGCAGACATGTCAGCACCAGAGTTCTGAAGAACATTCATGATACCCTGTCCACCATTCTGTGCAAGATCTTGTTGTCCTGCCTGTGCCATGATGTTACCCATTGCTCCAGCAGTTGCCTGTGTGGAAGCCTGAGCCATCTGCTGCTGAGCCTGTTGTTGTTGCATCATCATTTGCTCTTGCTGAATATCTTCAGCTGATCGTACCCAATTACGGGCATCAAAGCCAAGAGAAGTAATCAACGCTCTAGCATACTCTTCCCATTTAAACGCAGCGGCTGCTTGCTCAGGTAGATTGCGAACCATCTCGCCCATCTGCATAAGCTTTTGCAAATCAGTGTCACGACTCAAGGCTTGAAGACCAGTAATTACTTCAATAGATAATACACCTTCATCATCAAAGAACTGTTCATACATTCTTGTATCAAGTTCTTCGTTTTCAATCATTAAAAATACAGATCGCTTGACAATTGGTTCCATAAGATCTCTAGCGATAGCACTGAATGCTCCACCTAAGACTGTCTCAAGTTCAGAACCAATCATACGAACAGCGGTAGCAGTCACGCGGTCGCCACTTGGTAGTGAGGAGGCAGACATTAAGAATGCCTGACCAATCTCTCTACGCATAGTTTCAACAGCGGTCTGAGCGGCTGAGATCTGTGGGTTCATTGTCTGTGATGGTGACAGTACAAACACATCTGCTTGTCTCACGGGGATCCATGAGCCATTGGGTGCATCAGCAACATCATCTACCTCAGTAATACCGGATGGATCAATGCCCATCCAGAAGGCTGAGGCTGCTGCCATGCCATCAAGCAGTGCCTTAGTATAACCATCAAGACTTGATAGGTCGCCTAGGATATCTTCGCAGTGCGATCTCCCGTAGTTTTCTCCGGGTATGCCGTACCACCGTAGTACCGTCACAGGACATACTTCGTAGACACCGCTTGTCAGTAGGTTCCCATCGCCGTCTTCCTTTGTGTACTTCCATAGGTTGTCCTCCTTGAGATATTGACAATATGTTTTTTTGTAACCTCTCTTAGCGGATTCGGGTAAAGAGAAGTGTGGACTAATTGCTTCTGGATCTACAAGATCATATTCAATATGAATAATTTCATTGACATCTCCAGCAACAGTACGCTGTACAGCATAGTTATCTAGACGAGTAACTCTAAACTTAAAGTCATCCATCTCATGTACTAAACAATCTCCAACTACAATTAAATTTTGAATTGTTTGAAAGATTGTTTCTCTTAGGTTAGTACCAATAAGTTTGCGATAGACTTGATAACTCATAGTCTCAAGATACTGTCCAATTTCTGCGGTTGGTTCTACACCAGACCGAAGACCAAATTTAAAAAAGGGTGTGTCATTCAAAGGCATCATTGCTGACAGCATTCGACTAGCTAATGAAGTCACACCTCTCGCACCAACAGAGGATGTTGGCTGTGGTAGTTCCATCTCTTCCGTCCAACCCGAAGGTGGGAGAAGACTTGGAACAGTTAGTGCGGCACATAGCCGAGCACGGTATAGTTTAGATGTTCGCATTGCATCTAACATTCGGAAGCGTTCAACAAGATTGTTTTTCATTTACACTCCTTTATGTAGATACACCATTATATAATGCGGAATAAAAATCTAATGCCTTAGCGTTACCGCCTTGGATACCTCTAGTACCTTGGGCTTCAGCTTGTGACTGAGCTTCCATAATTGCTTCTTGTTCCGCAGCGGTAGATGTCTGGACTGCTGCTTGCTCATCTGCCTTGGTTCTAGCCATAGCAATAGCTTCTCTAGCAACACGGCGAGTCTCGGAATCTTCTGCTGCTTTTCTACGCTCTTCTTCTTGTTCCTTTTGGAAGGCGCGTTCGTCATCCATTAGTTTCTTTTGTTCATTATATGTCATACCACCACTAATACTAGGGCTTCCACCCATGTTACTTGCCTCCTTGCTGTTGCTTTAGCACAGCTTTTAATTTGTTTACGACTTCTATTTGCCCTGCTCTATATGCAGATCGTCTTGCAAACTTGCTTTCTTCACAGTCAGCATCGTATTCAAGGGGCTTGTATAGTTCTTCCAGAATTTTTATCAGGTCTGGGTCTATTCTCGGATACTTTTCTGATTTCATTTCTTAACTCTTCTATTTGAATATACAGATCTTTGATTAACTGTTTAACTTCAGGTAGATCTATTGGGGTAGATAAAGCTAAGCGAGTCTTTGATTGTTGAATGTTAGTGATCATTTGTTTTTACTGGCTTTCTTTGCAGCCCTAGCTTCTTGCTTTGCTTGCTTATTTGCAGCTTTAGTTTGCTGCTTGGTTTGTTTAGCAATTGATTTATTCAAATCAGCTAATTGTTTTTCAAGTACTGTTTCGTATTTTTCTATTTGGGTGTTCTGTAAAGTAGGATCAGATCTAAAGCGTAGTGTTTCTACATCTCTAAGAGTCTGTAGTTTAGCAGCGGCTACTTCTTCGGGTAGCTTATAGCTATAGATTTTATTTCTATTAGCATCGTAGCTAAAGCTTTTATCTTTATTCCTAGCTGCCTTATATGCATCCATATCAAAGCCAGCATCTGTGCTTCTACTATACCCTGTTTGTGCATTCTTTGTTACTGATGAAAGATATTGTTCTAGAACACCAACCTTTTGTGCTTCACCTTCTTGTTTTAGAAACTCAGTGATGCGTTGCTGCTGTAGATCAAATTCTTCATTCTGTTTGGTAATTGCACCCATCTGCTCATCAGTTTGTCGCTTTGCTTCAGTCTCTGGATTAAACACATAGAAGGCAGCATCGTTATTTGCTGTGCTTATATCATCACCCACAGTAAAACGAACATCCTTCATCTTTTCATAGAGAGGATTGTAGACATCAGCAAAATTAAGCTGGTCTTTCTTAGTCAGGGCAGTCTCTTTAGTAGCACTATAATAGGACGCTTGTCCTACATCTGCCATGTTTAAAAGACCACCCTGAATCCCAGCAATATCTTCTTTTAGATCAGTCTGTTTGGTAGTAAGAGCAGCAATAGATGCTGTTCTTTCTTCCATTGTTGGTTTCTTTTTTCTTGCCATTATTTATCCTGTTAAATCTATTATCTCACAAGCTCCTGCAGTACAGGCTAAGGTGTGAGATGATGTTGTTGTGTCTGTCTTCTCATATAAAGAGAGATGATTAAAGTCTACATCTATAACAGGAAACGAATTGTAAGTTTCTAGTGATATAGATTCAAAGGGAGCTTGTGCATAGATATGATCTGACTTAGGTAAGAAAGATATACCGGAGATCTTATCAAAGTTTTCCCATACCCACTGTCCAACAGGTAGGAATTCATTGTCAGCATAGTTAACAGTAATGCTTGGCTTGTGCTGACAGTAATGCTCTTGATAGGTTAACCATAAGTTAAGATGATCAATAGCTGATAGTTCATTCTGAGTTAATGATCCCGATGGAGCAGCCTGAACAAAGGTAAAGACTGCAGTTGAATCCGCATTCATTACACAGTCTTCTACTGGTACTTGGGCATCTCGCATCATGAAGTAGAGTGGATCCTTCTTGTCGATACGGACTCTTCTAAAGTAATGCTCAGCATACCGGGGATGTAATCCGCTGGCTGACGAAGCAAGACATGAAGTTGTACCTTCTGGTTTAATACAAGTAATTGATTTACTTGGATTGATACCCAGCTTCTTAGACCAGTCAAGGTTAGTCTTGATGGCTGTCTCTCGTAGATCCTCAAGGACATACTTAAGTCTGCCATGTCCTAATAGACCGGACATCAGCTTGTTATCAAAGATACCTGTCATGGATACACCAAGGAGTCTCTCTTCTTCACAGTTATCTTGCCATGTCTTATCTTTGGCTAAGTAAGGGAAGTAAGTAAACATGCTTTGGATAGTACCAATGATGGTAGCCATTTCAATTTTCTTTTCTAACGACTCTTGTGTATCAGTTGCATTGACAACAACAGTAGATAGATTACAGAATTGGTTAGGGCGTAGGATGATCTCACTACATGGGTTAGTCCCATAGTAATGATCCTCACTACGCTCTGCCTTGACTGCAATGTTCTTCATTGCATCACGATTACAAAGACCACGCTCTCCACTATGGGAGTTGTATAAGTCTGTCCACTCTTCGAGGAACTGACCCATTGATGGTCTGCCATTATAGATGGCTGAGTTGTTTGCTAAGGCACGATGACTTGAGGCTTGCCACCACGCACCACTCTTGCAAGTAGCCATCTCACGGTCTGCTAGGTCGCTTAGAGAGATCATAGCGGAGCGGCGTACACCACCCACGATGACTGACTGAGCAATCTTGCAGCAGATATCATGGCACTCAAGGGGCGTAAGTCTACGACCTTGGGCAGAATAGAATGTCTGTACTACAAATCTAAAGACTTCTTCTAGTGGGGCAGGACCGCTTGCTCTACCACCAAAGGTCTTTAGTCTTTCACCTGACTTACGAATCTTACTTGTGTCCCACTTAATGTGGATACCCTTGTAAAGATTGTCAAGTAAGTTGTTAAGTGCATCACACCAACCCTCGCGGCTATCCTCAACAAACATAACTGTATCAAACATCTTATGTATTGTTGGGATAGTCCCAAGTTTGTCAGTGCATCTACGCTCAACCGTATAGCCTACTCCAGTCCCGCACATCAGAATGTACATGAGGTTGGAGAAGGAAGTTGTTTTATTAATCTCAATGTATGAGCAATTGTATAGGGCAGTATGATCACGATCCAATGCTGGACCTGCGGTCATCAACCCCCGCATACTTGGCAGTACTTCAAGATTAAGAATAGCATCTCTGATATCTGTCCGTGTCAAAAGGACAGGGGCTTTACCAGTAAAGTAATTCCACCACCTATCGACAGTCTCATCCCAAGTCTCTCTACGATTTTCTTTATCAAGCCAACGACTGTAACGACTGATAGCAATAAACTTTTGAAATGTATCCATTAGACTCCTGTACTCCCAAACTTACCTTCGCCTCGTACAGTATACGGAAGTTTATCTACAGAGACAAACGAGAACTGTGTGACGGGCATGAAGGCAATCTGTGCAACACGATCACCCCGTTTAAGAGTGTGTATTATTGTTGAATTGTTAATAAGTGGTAACCAAATCTCACCACGATAATCAGAATCAATGACACCAACTGAGTTGGCTAAGTTGATTCCCTTGTTAGAAAGACCTGATCTCATAAAGAGTAAACCTACATAGCCCTCAGGGATAGCTAAGCTAACCCCTGTGGGTACTCTAGTTACTACTCCGGGGAGTAGCGTAGCATCGTTAGTGATCTTCAGGTCAGCTCCGGCTGCACCCTTGGTATGGTAGGCTGGAGCACAGTCTCTATCATGGAGTACCATAGGGATCTTAGAATCGCTATGGATATAAGTAGAAGTATTGTAATTGTTTTGATTAGCAATAGTTAAAGACTCAGTGTTGTATTGGTTTACATCAGTGTTCATTAGTGTTCCCTTGAGTATCACTCTTAGTAGCCCCAACTATTGGGTCAAACAATAGTACGGACTTAGTTTTCTTGTTATATTCACCATGTCTAAGGATGCGTACACACCTAGCCATAGCGAGACAGTAATCATATCCATATCTATCCATTTCCTGAGGCTTAGCTTGGTCATAAGCTGCCAATACGGCGGCTGTCCAGTTCCTTGGATGGACATACTTAAGCCACTTCTCTGCCTTGGCAGGTCCCCACTTCCAGATACCGGGGATATTATCAGTCGTATCACCCATGATCCACTGCTTGTGGAAGTTAAAGTCAGCGGTATAAGTATCAAGTTCCAGCGGTTTAACTTCTTTGTCTGGGTTCCAATGCCACCCCGGTACAGACCGGAGATCCTTGTCAATGGTTACGGCAATAGCCTTATTGCCTGAAGCCATAAGTCCCATAATATCATCAGCCTCTAGGGTAGGAACAAAGAGTATGTCGTTCTGTTTAATTAAATCAACAGCATATGATAAACAATCTGGTGCTTGTTTCTTCACATCCCGATGAGCTTTATATGGTTCCCACACTTGTCTACGAAAGTTATCTTTACGATCACAGGAGATAGCCACATATACTTTCGTTACTCCTACTGGAGTCCATGCCTTGACATCATGTTCGATGCGCTCCGCAAGGTACTCAATGCCTTCTTGGTCTGCCCAAAAGGCAGCACGATAGGCAATGATGTCTCCGTCAAGCACAGCAGTATCAGGTCTTGGTTGGCTTATCATCGTCTTCCTTATCTATAAAAATTTCCATGATCTCTTTAAACACAGTATCTCCATCAGGTAGTCTGTCTTCTCTTGAGGATAGGCACAGCTCACAGTTACACAAATCATCTAACATTGATTCGGAGAGTAGGTGAAACCATTCATCAAACTTTGTATTGCATTTAGTTTTGAATGCTGCCTCACTCTCATCATTCTTTAGTGTGTAATGAAACATGTCTTCATATTGTTTATTGCCTGTCTCAATAGCAATTGCTAGTGCTTCAGACTCATGTGTTCTCCACTCTGCAAACTCCTCAGGGAGTTCACGCTCACCTGCTGATACAAAGACTGTAAGAGCACGGATGTCACGAGCAGCAGCAATCTCATTGGTATAACGACAGTCATCAACAATGATAACCTTCTCATGCCAGATAGATGGGTCAGCCTTTAGGGCTGCTTGTTCTTCCTCATAGAGTTTCTTAATCTTAATACGGAATTGTTTAACCCAGTAGTCTGGATCTTGTTCTCTCATAGTAGAGCCAAGGGTCTGACAGAACTCACGATACTCTTCTTGATTGGTATCCTTAGTGTATCCCTTCTTAGCCGCCTCTTCCTTAAGGGCAGCAGCAAAGGGAACAATCACTGGTGTATACTTATTGTTATAAGCGTACTCACTGATCCACTTTGCTAGTGTTGTCTTCCCGACTCTTGCTTGTCCACCGATCATTATCGTTATCATGTAAGCTTTCCCATAGTTGTTTAGGGTTGAACAGATTGGGTGTATCCCAACCTTTGAATTTTAAATAGTCACATATAAAAGTAATACAATTGGTTGGTTGTTTCATACCAATGTGTTTACCTATGAGTGTATACACTAGCATCTTATAACTATTGAGTGGTTTATATTTGTAAGCAAAAGTAATATCTTCTTCACTCATCTCTATAGATCCTAGATCAAACTCATAGTACTTGCTTATCTTTAGTTGTTTAAGATTGGCAAGTCTCATTACCTTTACTGGCTTACGATCTACCACTACAAAAGCAAATGGTATACTTAGATCAAACTCAATGTGAGCATGAGTATGACGGCTCCAAGATAGTAAACGAATGGCATAGTATCGCCACCCTTGTACCTTCTTGAAGTTATAAAATACAATTCTTCCATTAACTTTCATAGAAGATCGGCATCCCTAGATATGTAGCTAGTGAATGTTCAACCCTCGCACCTTCCGAATGCTCCCAACCACAGAGCATTACCATCCCAGTACATTGAAGGATAGCATCAATGTCACGCTTCATGCAAGCACGAAGATGATCTAATGAATCCTCAACAGTAGAGGGATCAAACCCTTCATCCTCATCCATCTTAGCGGGATTGTGGATCTTACCAACCACAGGATTCTTAGTCCACTTCTTCTCAGCCTTATAGAAAGCCTCAAAGTTATGGTTAGGATATCCTCTCATAGGACCAGCAATATATAATTCTAACTTAGACATGTGTCTCCTTAATGTGTATCAGCCCAGCACTTACCAATGCAGTACTCTGCATCAATACGAATATTCATCTTTAACATCTCACCTGCTGCAGTAGCAGCGGCAGTAACAGCCTTACCAAATTCATCTGCAGTATCTACCGGACATGAGTACTGTAGTTCGTCATGCACATAAGCCAGCTGCTTGGCTCCTGCGGGCTTGATAGCCTTGAATGCCTCGACCATCCAGTACTTGCTTACGATGGCTCCTGACCCCTGCAGCAGGGTGTTGAGGGCAGCGTGTTCGCTACGCACGGGTACACGCCTACCATCAGGCAGGAGCACACCCTTGTGCTTGAGTGCCTCATACTTTACCATGTCCTGTACCTTAGTAAGGGCAGGGATTTCTTTCTGAAAGCGTTCTCGTAATCCTCTAGCCTCACCAATACTACAACTACAAACTAAAGCAATCTTCTTGTCACCCGCACCATAGAGGTACGCATAGATAAAAGACTTTGCTAATGCTCGTGAGCTGAGTCCAGCTGCCTTCTGATTGTGTGTATGAATGTCTCCTGTTAGGAGTACTTTACCATATTCACCGTTGTCATACTTAGCCATGAAGTGGGCAAGCATACGAAGCTCTAGCCCCGACAAGTCAGCACCAACTAACACCTGCTTGGGATCACATAGCCAGAGTTCTCTTGCTCTGTGGTCACCACTTACCTGTGCTATGTTGGGCTGACTATGAGTACAACGACCTGTCGCTGCACCCTGTGGATTGATGTTGCCATGTATACGCTTGTCTCGACTATTGATTGATCGACTGTTCCAGTCCTCAACCATACCCATTAACTTGATTGCATTGAAATACTTTACGAGTGTCTTTGCTTCTGGATAATCTAACACAGCCAACACGGATTCATCTACCTTTGGGTTTCCCTTCTCAGTCTCTTGTGGTTTCCATCCATACCTTTCGGTAAGACGGTTAGCTATTTGTTGTCGAGAACCGGGATTAAAGGTATCTACTTTGTCTTTGAGTCTCTTGCCTGTCTTGGGCGAATGTCTAATGATAATCCGGTCAGGGAAGACTTGACGCATTTCATCTTCGATACCAAGCTTTTCCAACATAAGGTTTTTATACAACTCTTCTCCGGCATCAAGGTCATAATTAAATCCATTGCACACTTGCTCCATTAAAATT